TTAATTATTTATAATCTTGACGATGCTGATCTGCTGCGCGTCCTGCCATTTCATATTCTTCGTCACGTGCATGTAAATATCTTTGGTGGTACGGCTGTCCGCATGGCCGACCCGGCGCATGATCGTGTCCAGGGAGACACTGTTTTCTGCCAGCATAGCCACATGCGTATGACGGAATGCGTGAGACGTGAGCCTGCGCCCGATAAGACGTTCCGTGTTTCTTCTGACATAATATTCAAAGGTGTTATACGGTATATAACTTCCTGTGTTTACATTGGGAATGAAGATGTCCGATCGGTACGCAAAGATCATCTGTTCCCGCTTAATGTAAATTTTGATTCGGTGACAGCAATCATATAATTCCGGCTGCATATAAACATCCCGGCAGGACATCTGTGTTTTAGTGGACGATATCGCCTTTATGGCTGGTGCATAGGTTTTTGTGATGTGTATGACCTTATTTGTCATATCCACGTCATCATCATTCAATGCGATGGCTTCACCGATCCGCAAGCCCGACAGGATCAGAAATTCAGATAGCAGCTTCCATTTTTCATTTTTCATCCCGTCAAATAGTTTCGTGATTTCATCATGTTCCAGGTATTTATATCTATCTTTTTCCCTCACTGGCTGACATTTCATGGGTTTCAGCTTGTCCTGCAGTAGTCAACATATTTTGGACACGAAATTACTTTTTTCGGTCACTTGATTTTGATAGTTATTCAATCCAGACGATACCTTTGACATCACTCCAAGAATCGCTGGACAGTTATCGCCGATGGTGATGGACTCATGAGCAGATTATTTTATACAAGCATCGTCGTATTTCTATTGTAGCGATTCTTTCCGGTTAGATGCCAAAGGCAAGCCGCCTTCGGCGGTATCTGATTACTGCCTCCGGCTCCGGATCTTTGAGCAGATCAGGCAGCATGAGCTTCCCTGAACTGCTTTGGAGTCATGTAATCAAGTGAGTATGCAGGTCTCTGCTCATTGAAAAAGATGATATATTCATCGATTTCCCGTTCTACCGGCTTATCACCGGTAACATGGAAATCCATAAAAAGCTCTGCTTTAATCCAGCCATTGATGGATTCCATCGCTGCGTTATCTGTAGGTGTTCCAGCACGCGACATGGAGCGGTTGACATACATAGGCAGAAGATCATTAAACGCTTTTGATGCGTAAACAGATCCCTGGTCGGTTTTATCCTGAATTCGGCATAATTCTGACTGTGGCAGAAAATACACAGAGGAGCATCATATTTTCTTTGGAACAGCAAACAGGAAATTATCGGAAAAGTACGGCCTGAAAGTAAAGCTGTGCCTGTTTCATCACAGGGAGGGACCGGAAGCGGTACATAAAAATGCGCAAATAAAGGAACTGTTATGCCAGATCGGGCAGCAGGCGTTTGAAAGACATTACCCGGATAAAAATTTTATAACGCTATTCGGGGAGAATTATCTGGAGGAAAGAGACATGAACAAAGTAATACTTATGGGCAGGCTGACAAGGGAGCCGGACATCCGGCACGCAAAGAAGGAAAACGGGGATGATATGGTCATTGCCAGATATACGCTTGCTGTGGATCGCAGGATACGGCGTGATGAGGCAGACTGGCAGCAAGACCGCGGATTTTCCATCAATCATAGCATTTGGACAAGGCGGAGAATTCGCAGAGAGATATCTGCATAAAGGCACGAAAATTATTGTATGCGGACATCTGCAGACTGGAAGCTATACAAACAGGGAAGGCCAGAAAGTATATACGACGGATATTATTGCCGATGAGCAGGAATTTGCGGAAAGCAGGGCTTCGCAGCAGACAAACGGATCCGGGCAGCAGGATAGCAGGCAGCAGACAGAAGCGCGGGAAAGTGGGCAGCCGGAACAGCCGGCAGATGACGGATTTATGAACATACCGGACGGGGTAGACGAAGAGGATTAAAAAACAACTATACCGGGGCGCTTGCCACGGTATAGTTAAGGCGATAAAAATGGATCACCCAAGACGCTGAAGCAATCCTTCCTGGAGAACCTGAGAGCAGTTGATCTTGCGCTGGTCCGCCATGGCAGCCATCCATGCCGGAAGAGAAACGTTCTTGCGAACGGCACGGGTATCGGTCTGAGCGCGGTACTTAATTGTATCGATCTCAATCAGAGATTTAATAGCACCCTCCGGAACATCAAGCAAACTCTGAGGAGTTGGAGAAGCAATGGGATCGTTGTTATCTTCGGCCACAACAAGCCATCCGCTCGCAGCATCGGTGATTTGTTTAATGGCATCACTCAGGCAGCTGCCGGTTGTAATGCATCCAGGAAGATCAGGAACGCGTGCATAGAATTTCTTACCATCATCAGACGGGATAAAGGTTGCTGTATAGATATATTTCATACAAAATCCTCCTTTCAAGGAGGAGAGTCTTTCAGCTCTCCTGATTGTGTTTGATTTCTTTTTTGATGTATCGAAGATCATCTTCATCAAAATCATGTCGTTTCAGCGGAATGGTTTTTCTGATTTTTGAATTTCGATACTGATCATGGTTACTGCCGTGCCGTATCAGCTCATAACCGGCATCTTGTAATGCTTTGATTGCTTTGTCATGGGGTGTCATCTTTATCTCCTTTCCAATTAAATATACACAACATTGTGTAATATGTCAACAGAAAATACACAAATATACACAAATATTTGATGGGATAAAACAATATTGGACGAGATTAACGGAATTGCCAGGGAAAGGTGAGAACATATGGATTTTATAAGTGGATTAGTAATTGAGGCATTTATCGGAGCGTGTACGGGCATAATGGTGTCAGCCCTGTGCGTTGCGGCGAATAGCGAAGAATTAGAGGGAGAAGAAAATGAGCAGCAAACTGAACAGGGCGGCAAGGCGAGCCGGAAAAGGTAATATAAGCAATCTCAAAGAACAGATATTTTTTGAAGAAAAGGATAACCTTAAGCGGCATCTGGAGAAGGCGGAAGCGGAGATGCGGGATAGCTTCGAACATTTGTACTTTGGTGTTTTTTACTCTGTGATGGCAATAGCCATGCATAAGTGCGGGCTATGCCAGAATACGATTTACAAAGCTATGGGCATCGCGGATGATCTGTGCGGCAAGCTGCATGATGGGGATATCACAATCGATAAGCTGCAGCAGATGTCCGAGGAACAGGCCGGCATCCGGATCCTGTTCACCGCAGATCATGACTATACGCTGCTGGTGCTGTTTGAGGAGAAAAAAGCAAAGCGGAAAGCATATTACAATATCACAGGGTTGGAAGTACTGAAGAAAATCAGGGAAGGTGAAGATATATGATAAAAGTAAAGTTTTCAACGAGCATAACGCGCTATACGCGTTATGAGTGAGGAAAAGAGATGAACAATAAAAATTCAGAAGGCTATCGGGATCCGACGGCAGCAGAAGCTGTGAGGTATGCAGGCCGGACGCCTGAGCAAATAACGCAGGTGATACATATCATGCGGAATATTGCGAGTCTGGCAGGGCTGGAAGTAACAAACCGGATACACCTGCGGGACAGGGCCACAGGAAAGGAATGGTGGTAGGTAATACGCTTACCGGAGGAACAACATGACTGACGAAGTATATAAGCTGCTGACGGCACCGCGCAAGACAAAGTACAGGATTGAACAGATCAAATCAAAAATTATAGCGTTAAGATATACGTTGATGCCGTCGGCAATCCGGTACGACATGGATAAAGTGCAAACATCGCCAATTGATGCACTGCCAGATAGGATGGCTCAAATCAGCGAGCTGGAAGATAAGCTCATGGAGATGAACCAGATCTATCAAATCGAGATCAATGATATTATTAAGGCATGTAATGAAATGGGCAAGGAACTGGAGAAAACCATACTGATGATGCAGTATGTCGGAGGACTATCAGTTATTCCCATCGCCGGGCGACTAAACTATTCTGTAAGCTATACGTATAAGTTGAGGTCAAATGGGTACGATCTTCTCAATAAAACAATAGTTAAGGGCAGAAAGCGGGAGTAAAAAACTTCCGCTTTTTGAAAATACGTCTTGGCATACGGGACACCGTATGATACTATAATATCTGAAAGTAGGCAACCAAGGATGAGTAGAAAAAAGAAAAGCAAGAACCGTTCACAAAAAGCAATCCAATGGATGATAGCAATTGGGACATTGCTAACAGGAATTGCAAGTTTGGTAACGGCTCTTAAACATTAAAAGGTAATTAGTTTTCAAGGGAAAAGGGAGCGAAAGCTCCCACCCTTAAATGAATTATAACATATCCTTGGCAGAAATAGAGATGAAAAAAATTAGTATTTTGTTTTTAGCAGCAGCGTGGATAATGGCACTTTTGACATGGGGCAATATGTACACTGCCATATTATTGATTTTGGCATCATTGTTTTATATGGTGCAGATAGGACATGCAGACAATGAAAGACGATAATAAAGTAAGACCACAGGATAAATGGAATGACAAGAACGGATACATAAGCAAGTCTTTCAAGATGTACAGGAAAACAGCAGAAGCGTTTAAGGAAGCCTGTGACAAGGCGGGAGTTACGCAGGCAGGACAGATAACAAAAATGATGCAGCAGTTTATTGATGAGATGAGAGAAAAGAAATAGAAAGAGGATAAAAATAATAATTTTGTCGTGCTAGAATAGTATCGTGAAAATGCAGTCAGAGGTCAGCCTTTGGCTGCATTTTGCATTAATTCCCCAAGACTGGCCGGAAGGCGGATAAGCCGGCTGCGATAAAAATACCGCTGGCGGTCGTGAACACGGCCGCCTGTTTCTTATACGCAGGAGGTGACGGAGTGACAAATCCAAGGTTTCAGAACGGATCCTTACGAAGGAAATACAGGGAACGGATGAGGGCAGCCGGATGCACCTGCGGTATCTGCAACGGAAAGCTGGGACCAATCCACTACAATGAGCCAAGCAACGCGGCACATCCGCTTTCATTCGTGATTGATGAAATTAAGCCGGTAAGCCGCTGGAAAGAGTTCGGTTATCCATCAGCACGGGCAGCAGCAGAGGATTGGAATAACCTTCAGGCTGCACATTACTGCTGTAATGCCGCTAAGAGTAATAAAACTAATGCTGAAATGGTCCGGACAAAGAGAATACATAAAATCATTAGAACAAGTGAAGAATGGTGAAAACGAGCAAGATGCACAGTCTTGCTGTCCACAGATTCCCGCTCAGCTGACGACAGATAGCACCAGGGGGGAGACCCCCACTGCCCCCGCCGGCGACCCCAGCGCTTTCCAGCGCCTATTTACCCCCGAGGGGGAAGACTTATGGGGGTGGTCATAATACCTTAAGGTTTTTATTAATATTAATATAAATACAGGAGCCGGAGAAAATGGAAAAAACAGACCTGGAATCGAGAAAAAACAAAGAAAAGAACAGGCTGAAAAGACTCCTTTACCGAGGAATTTACCGAGAATGAGTTTCAGACGATGAGTAAGGACGGATTCGCCAGAGAAAGGCTCGACTGGTGGGCTCCTGTCCTGACAGAAAAATCAGACAACGCGATCGATAAGGCGGCATGGGCAGCGTGCCGCTCGGAAGAGAAGAAGCCGACTGGAAAGACGGCTTACGGGATCAAATTCACGCCCGACGGTGCTGAGGTGATCCTCTGCGGAGCGGTCTGCCCTTTCTCCGGCCCTGCCCGCATCGAGATGATAGAGAGAAGGTCGACGAGCCGCGGGATCGCATGGATCGCAGAATGGATAAATCAGAGATACAAGACAGCGTGCTGTGTGGTCATAGACGGCAGGAACGGCGTGGATATCCTCTGCGAGCGGATCCACGGGACATGGAAAGCAAAGAATTCCGTCATAAGACCGACGGCGCGGGATGTAATCGCGGCGGCGAGTCAGCTGATCACGGAAGTGAACGAGCATACAGTTACATGGTACGCCGGACAGGATGATCTGGATGACAGTGCACTTACATCGGTCAAAAGGCCGATTGCGGGAGGCTTTGGCTTTGGCGGAGATAATCCGGCACCGGTTGAGGCAGCGGCGCTGGCACTGTGGGGATGCAGAACATCAAAGCGGGATCCGTCCCGGAAAATGCTGATAGGGTGAGGCCTGAAAATGATAGCTTTGAATGTCGGATATGTCGAAGGACTTCCGGAAACCGAACAAATAAAACTGAACAGTCTGGTAAACATCTACAACTACCATCTGGCAGCGAACGAAACAAAGAAGAAATACTACAATGGGCATATCAGCCTACAGGAAGTGAATCTCGGGATTGCGCTTCCGATATCATTTAACAAGCTGGATATCGGGTGCAGCTGGGGAGCAAAGGCGGTTGATGTTCTGGCGGCACGGTCTATGTTTGATGGATTTGTGTCGGAAGACGGTGCGGAAGCGTCGACAATGACCGACATTGTGAAGCGCAACCGTATGATTGCCGAGTATGCCAAGACCTGCCGGGATGAGCTTCTGTACGGCGTGACATTTGCCGTGCCGTCCGGAGAACCGGATAACGCGAGGGTGCGGTTTTATTCTCCGCAGTGTGCGGCGGCATCCTGGTCGGCTGTGAAAGGGAGGATAGACTGCGGGTTCGCCTTTCAGGATGCACCGGATGATGAATCAGATATCAACTGGCAGCCGATGTATATAAATCTGTTTACAGACACAGATACATGGGTACTGTCGAAGGAATCCGGGTGCTGGGCTGCGGAACGGCATCCGCATAAATTTGGAAGACCGATGATGGTGGCGCTTGCCTGGAACCCGTCCAGTGACAAACCGTTCGGACAATCGCGCATCAAGCGCCCGATCCGGAAGCTTATACAGGGATATGTACGGACCATCGCTGACGCGACAATCGGTCTTGAATTTGCTACAAGTCCGCAAAAATATCTGCTTGGTGTGACGGATGAACAGTATGAGCAAATAACCAGCAATAAATTCAAGCAGTATGTCGGGTCCATCATTGCATCATCATCAAATCCGGAGACAGGACAAAACCCGGCATTCGGACAGCTGCAGCAGGGAAATATTGAGCCGCATGTGCAGATGCTCCGGCTTCTGGCGACGCAGTTCTCCGCAGCAACGGGACTTCCTGTGACTGATACTGGCGTGATCAGTGACAGCAATCCGACGTCATCGGATGCAATCCTGGCACAGACGCAGACACTTGTTACGATGGCGGAGCAGCTGAACACATCAAATGGCGATGCGCTTCAGCTGGTAGCCCATATGGCACAGGCCATCGAGCTGGGAATGACACCGGACACGCTGCCGGATGATAACCGGAATGTCGTCGCACATTTTAAGAATCCAGCCATGCCGAATCTAAAAGTGTACGGGAAAATGAGTTCTGATGGTATAATGCAGATAGGGAAAGCAGGACTGAAGGATTACGGAACTGGCGCGCATGAAGTGGCACATGCTTTCGATTTCTATAAATCTGGAGGTGACAGAACTTCGTATTCTGAAGAGTTGGTCGAGAAAGCTAGAAAGAATCTGAAACTTCGGAGAAATTCAAAGGAATACATGAAGCAGTTGATACAGATCACCGGTAGCGCCGGAGATGCCGAAAAGCCATATGAAGTTTTTGCTTTTGGAATTGAAACACATATGAGTGGGATAAAAAATGATCTCTCGAAAGAGATCTTTAGACTAGCAACGGAGGAAACGGTATGAATTCACAACTACCGGAAAAAATCAAAAATGAGGAAACCGAATTATTAAATAAATACTTTTCCACAGATGAAGACGAAGACTTAATCGAATTTTTGCGCAAGAATGCTTCAAAAGAGTATTTGGATTATATGGTCAAGAAAGACAGAAGAGATAAAGAACTTTTAGAGAAGGGCATCATAGAAAACTGA